CTTATCATAAAAAGATAATAAAAAAAGATATTATCCGTCAAAAAAATATTGAAAAAGAACTAAAATGTAAATTTTTAAGAATTAAAGACAAGACAGCAGAAAAGGTAATTTCTGTACTATAATTATGTTAAAAATACCTGTTCTAAAGCATTCTAACAAACTTTAAAGGGAAAGATAATAAAAATATATAACAAAAATAAAAAAGTATCGTAGTGATAGCTTAAAATAAAAATTTAAGCTTTTTTACTTATTTTGATAAAAGTTCTTAATTAAGTAACCTACGAATCCAAAAATTGGTAATCCTAGCTTATAATATTCAACTGGAACCCACTCTTGCCAATTATTAACTAAGTAAAAAAGTGCAGGTAGTACCAATACTACAAATACATTTTTTATAGATTTCCAAAAACCTGTTTTGAAACTATATGCTGGTTTTATTGTTTGTGTCATGTTATCCTCCTTTTGATTTTGTATTTTTAAAAATAAAAAAAATAAAAAAATAAATTATTATTTAACTTTAAAATAAAGTTACTTTTGCGTCTTCATCATCTTCGTAAAGAACTTTGAAATTATATGTATCTCTACATCTCTTTTCTCCATCTTCTTTAAAGTTTAGTTTAACAGACCCACTTACAAAGTATTCATCATCATCTAAGAATTTAACCTTAAATTCATCATACACTTTGCTAACAGTAACTTCATCTAAATTATATTCATCGCCACTACATTCTAATAAGTCTTCATCTTCAAGATAAGACAATAATTCATCAACAGATGAATCTAGCATTGTAAATGGTGTTGCTTCACAAATATCACATGGTAATGCAATATCACATGGCAATGCAATCTCTACTGGAACTTCCACAGTTTCTGTAATAGTTCTTGGTGCAATAGCATATGTTGCGAATCCACCTAAAAGTAATGCTGCAAATGCAACTACAATAAATAAACCTAGTTTGTTGCTTTCAGTTTTCATTTTATTTAACCTCCTGCAATTTAATTGAAAAGGAATTGGTTCGACACTCTTTTTGTATCATTTTATGTAATTATATATATTTTGGAGTTTATAAATTTATTTATTTTGCAGTTAATGTTTTAATAGTAGGAATAATTGTCTTCCAAATTAATAAAATCATCATTATCAAACATAATATTAATTCAATTGTTTTTATTATTAAATTAGGCTCTAAAAATGGTTTAACAATAAGTTGCCAAAATACGAAAAATAAGCTCCAGCATGCAATTATCTGAGGAATTAATTTCAAAAATATGTTTTTTAAAAAATCGTTTTCCATGAATCACCTATATTTATTTTTATTGATTGTATCGTTTTCCAATCATCACCTATATTAATTTTAGAAGTTATAATGTTTTTCCAATCATCTCCGATATTTATTTTCATTAATATAATTACATCGAAGGTATAACTACCATCAGATCCAGATGTACCTATATATCCATCCGTTGGAGTTGTAGTTGCCCAAGAATTTTTCCCTCCATCAACTCCTATTGAACCATTTGAACCACCCGATAATGTTTTTGTACCTGAATCATTTATGGATCCATAAGCAAAATAAATATTACCACCATTTCCTCCTCCTCCTGATCCTCCTCCTCCACCACCAGTAACAGGATTATTCGTTGTACATTTCCAAACTCCTCCATTCCCTCCATTCCCTCCATTGCTACCAGCTATATTAATTATACCACTAAAACTTAAATTTGGAGATTTAAAATAAAAATTTATTCCAGAATACCCTGCACTACCTCCTGCTCCTCCTCCTCCAGCTCCTGCACTATCTCCAGTAACGGTTCCGTCTGCTCCATTTGAACCATGGGATCCTCCTCCATTTCCTCCTGTAGCTATACCATCTTCAGACATAGCTCCACCTCCGCCTCCACCTGATTGTGAACCAGCACTCCCGTTATCATAAATTCTTGAACCACCAGAAGAAGAAGGAGTTCCTCCTGATCCACCAGATGGTGATATTCCACCATTACCTCCATTACCTCCAGAGCCACTAGATAAATATCCTGCTGCTCCTCCACCACCACCTGCTCCAAAACCATTTGATTGACTTCCACCAGTTCCTCCAATAGAATCAATATATGCGACTCCTCCAGATCCTCCTGCTCCTCCATTTTCAACTCCTGGTGTGCTTAATGTTCCTTCGTCTTCTCCAGATGCCCAAGTTGTTGAAACACTGTCTCCTCTAACTGGATTAAAAGCATATTCAAAAGATCCTCTTACTGTCCCAGAAATATTAGATGTCCCAGATGTTTTAATATAAAATGAAGTTCCTTGATTTGTAGAAGCCCATGGTCTTAATTCTGTTCCTGCTCCAAGAATAAATGAAGTAAAATTATAAACTGTATCAACCTTTAAATAAAGATAATTTCCACTAACTTTATAATCAACATCAACTGTTAAGTTTCCATAAGTTTTTGTAGAAGTTGTAAAATTTAATGCTCCATCTGATCCATCGCCAAAAGTTGTCATATTAAGCAGTATATTGTATATATAACGCACCCTCCGTTGTTGTGCTTGCAGTAGGAGGAGTTACACTTGTTCCATAACAAATATTAATCACTTGATCTGTTGTCCCAGTTCCATGATTTTGTGCTACACAATTAGTTCCTAAAGAAGTTGGATTAATTGAAGATTCTGTTATACTCACAACTCCTGTAGAAACAGAAAATTGTGAACTATTAAAACTTGCAATTCCCTTATTAGAAGTTGTTGCATTTTCACAAGAAATTACTGAACCACCTCCGATATCAATTCCTTCTCCAGCAGATAAAGATTCATATGCTCCATAAATATTAACCGCTGTTCCACTTATTGTTGATGAGGATGGAGCAACACTATTAAGTCTATCAACAATTGCATTTAAACCACTTGTTCCATTAGAGTTTCCAACTATTGCCCCTGCAGTAAATTGTATTCCAGATGCATATTGACTAAAAAGATTTGCCATTTTATATATTTAATTATTTTTCTATATTTTTAAATTTAATTCATTTAATTATATAATTTATATAAAGAATTTATATGTTTGCTGTATCTGCAACTCTTGCTCTCCATCGAACACGAGACTTCCAGTTAATACATTTCTTGAACTCATTGCACCTCCTAAACCTGAATTCATTACTCCTACTTCTCGTAAAATACACCCTGATATTTCTGTCGGTGACCAATTAGAAATGCATGTTACTTCTTCTTCTATTGCAAAATTATAAGTATCAATCAAATTTCTATCCCATTCACTTCCTAAAACTGTATTTCCAGAAGCGAAAATAAGACCACTTGTACCAACTGCTATATATGTTGGATGTGCATTACTTCCTCCCATTGCAGCTGCAGCAACATTTAATCCTTGTATTGTTATTCCTGCCATTTTAATATATTTGAACTATTGAACCTCCTTGTATTGGACCTAATAATGATGATGGACTATCTAAAATATCATGTCCTGTTATATTAAAATAAAACCCACTTCGAATGCTCGTTTTAATAACAGTACATATTCCAGATACTCCTATGTTTCCTGAAAATAATTCAACATTTGTAATACTTGATTCAACTTCTCATGTCTCTAGTGATGTTAATCTTAATTCATGTTCTTTAAACAAATCAGTAAAATTAACAATTTTTTTATTCAATGATACTGATAAAACTTCATTTGAAAAACAATTTTGTCTATTAAATCTATAATTAGCTTTTATTATTGCAAATTCATCATTATTTTTATTTTGCATTGGTATATCTATAATAACTGTTTCTCCTGGATTAACATTTAAAATTCCTCTCAATTGTAATGTTCCTTCAATTGCAGGATTTTTATGTTCAGCTAAAAATGTTGTTGCAATATCAACAGCTTCTGATAAATCTGCAATATTTTTATCAGTAATTTCTTTATTTTTTAATCCATAATTTGCAATACTTGTATAATCTCTCAAAGTCTGGATAAGAGGTGTACTTCTAAAATAATCAATTAAAATAATTGAACCATTTGGAACTGTATTATCTCCAGCTGTTGTTCCACTTGCTAATACAACTTGTTGATTACTAAAATCAACTAAATATTTTACTTGTTCTTCTGCTGGTTTAGAAATGTTTATTATTCCTCCTGGCTGTAAAATTAAATTATTTGCTCCACTCAAAGCTACTTTTACATTATATGGTTTTGCATTTAAAGTATAAATTGAACCAGTATTATCAGTACCTGTAATGAATTCTTGTTGAGCAAAGGTTTGTTGTCTTGCTCCTAAAACTTTTATTTCATTGAATATGTCATCATCAGAAGTTTTAAAATCTGCATCTATAATGTTTGTATTATTAAAAGTTAATCCAGAACTAATACTATCTTTAGGAATAAAATTTAAATCCTTGTCTTCATCGATGAAAAAATAATAACCAACTATATTAGCAATTTGTCTTATTGCATCATAAACACTAATTCCATTAAATGTTATTTTTTGAATTGTTGTACTTGTAGACATAACATTATTATATGTAATTCCTCCTCCATTAACATTTTGTCTCATTAAAGATTTAACAATTTCTGAAGCTTCAGTAACTTTAAAAATTCTTGGAGAGCAAATAATATCTTGCAATATCGCAACATAATCTCTTCCTGAAATAATAATTCTTTCATCATTTTCTGAACCATAATATTGGATGTCTTCTATAATGCCTTTTAATATTATAGTTGTTGGAGTCGTGTCAATATCTGATTTAATAATTATATCATCATTAAGTGAAAATTCATTTGAATATCTTCCTGCATGATTATTAAATGTTGCAGAAAATGTACTTGTAGTGTTAAAATCACTTATTACTTTTGATACATCAACTCTTTCTTCTGTTTTATAATCAGTTCCATCTATTGTTAATAATATATTTATCATTTTATATTCTAATTGATTGTTTTAATTTTTTAGCAAGCATAGTTGCTATTTGATCTGGATCTACTCCATTTACATCTCCTTGAATTACTAATGTTAATCCTCCACCACCTAATTGTCCTGGATTTTTTGTTCCAATAATTGTATCTTGTTCAGAAGGTTTAATAATTTGTCCATTTTTTGTTACTATGAAATCATTTAAATGTATAACTGGTGATTGTTTAACATTATTAGAATTATTAGAATTATTAGAATTATTAGAATTATTAGATCTATTTTTTTTATCTTTTTTATCTGCTTTACTATCTATTCTTAAAAATTTCTTTATTACATCAATCAATTTTTCATACCAACCTATAACTGTTTTTATTGGACCAATTATTTTATTTAATGCTCCAGTCACCCAATCGAAAGCTGGTTTCATTTTTGTAAATATTGCTCCTGCAATTTCAATTACTTTTCCAATTAAACCTGCTATCCAACCAATTGATATAATAACTGCTCTTACAATTTCAAATAAAATTGGTGCTATAACTTCAAATTTATCAGCAACTTCTTCTATTACTGGAGCTAATGCTTCAGCAAACTGGCCTATTAATTCCGCAGCTATGACTATAACATCTGCTAGCAATTCTATAAATGGAATTAATGCCTCAATTATTCTTATTATTGGTGGAAGTAATACTTGGAAAGCTGGCATTAATGCTTGTAAAACTTTCATTGCTGCCTCAAATACAACTCTTGATATTTCCATTACTATTGGAATAAGAGGTGCAATTGTTGGTAATAATTCATTAAAGAAAAAATCTGCTAATACCATAAATTTATCTGTCATTTCTACAACTAGAGGAACTAAAAAACTAATAGCTTTTGCTAAAAAATCTCCTATTAATGGAATTAATGGTTTAATTGCTGGAAGAACTTCTTTAATAATTGTTCCTACTAAATCTTTTGCTGCTGGGATTAATGCAGATCCTAATTCAACTTGTAAATTTTCAAAATCAGCTTTTAATATTCTTGTTTGATTTGCTAAACTATCCGATGTTCTTGCAAAATCTCCCATTGCATTTTTACTTTGTTCTACAGCTATTGCTAATGTTGCGATAGCTTTCATTTGTCTTTCTGTTTCGTCTGTTAATTCTCCAGTCGCTATCATCGATGCTATTTTCGCCTGTACATCTTCTTCTAAAATAGCAATTCCTAATGATTTAACAGATTCTCTTTCTCCAAGCAATGCTTTTGTTAATGCTGCCGATGCTCCTTCTGCTCCTCCTGAAAAATTTGTAAACGAAGCTAAATCTACTGCTAATTTATTTACTTCATTTGATAAATCTAGTGCAGATTCTTGAGTAAATCCAAATCCAGTTAATAAATCACCAGTATCTCCTAACAATTGTTTTGAAGCTTTACTACTTAATCCAAAATTATCTGCTAAGTTTTTAGCCATCTTTTCGGCTTCTGCAGATACCGAACTAAAAACAACTGAAAATTTACTTTGTGTTTCTTCAAAATCTGAAGCTGCACTAATAGCTGATACTCCTATTTTTGCTAATCCTGCGGCTATTGCTACCGTAGCAACAACTGCAACTTTTGCCATAGCTGAAAATGCAGCACCCATTTTATTAGTACCAGTTGTAGCTTGTTTGAATGTCTTACTAAAGTCGTCAATAGCTTTTATTGTTATTGCTATTGTTGCTCCTCCTGCTATGCCTCCTAATATATTTACCATTTATCTTTTTTTAACTTTTCTATTAGATTTTTTTCTTTCTCTAATATCTTCATTGTATAATTGTATTGCTGCATTATAATCTGGAATTTTCAAATTCCTTAATTCATTCAATCCCCAACCGAAAAACTTACATAATCTTAATTCCCCTTTTCTTCGATTGGTTTCTGAAAATCTAATGGATCTGATGAATTTATTTGATTAACTTCTTTTTGAACAATTGCTCCTTCTCTTAAGGTTAAAACTTTAATTTCTTCAACAGATAAATTTGTTGATAATTCTATCTGTTTCATAACTGCTGCTTTTAATCCTTCTTTATCTTTTAAATCTGCAATATCTAAACTATCTAAGTATGAAATTTCTTTTATAATAACTTTTTTTTCTCCTAGTTCTATTTCTTTAACCATTTTAAAAGATTGCTTTCAAAAGTAATGATATCAACCAAACAAAAAACAAAGTTCCTGTTGCTCCAGTTCCAACTAAAAAAGCTTTACTGATTATTTTTTCCAATGTATTTAACTTTCGTTTCATTATTTTATTCCTCCTTGTATTTGTATATTTTGTATTCTCTGAAAAATAAATCGAGAATAATCAAAAAAAAAATTTACCAAGCATTATACTTAGTTATTGAATCATATGCTACTGCATTAACATGACTTGGAATAATTGTAAAAGATTGCTCTTGTACTCCTTCCAATGGCGACGGAACTGTCATATCTGTTAATTTACATCCACTCATAGTTAATGTTAAACTACCAGCTACTCCCCATATTGTTAATTGCGAATTGAATTCACTACCAGCAATATAATAACTTTCATATAATGTTTTGGCAGTTGATGTATCCATATCAGTTGTCGATGTTAATTCATAATCTCTATTCATTGGCAATACTTCTTTTAACACCCTACTTCCTGTTAAATATCGTCCTGGTTCTAAATTATTATTAACAGTAAAAGATATATCTTTTGCATTATCTAATAAAGTGCCAGATGGAATCGCTAATTGAACATTATCGAACATATATGGTTTAGTAGTTGTTGCTGCTAATGCGACAACTGCTCCTGAAGACATTGTCGATGATTGTGCTATATATCCTAATTCGCAAGATACAACTTCTCCTTGAACTGCATTTAATGCAAATGAATTAATCATTCCACCAATAGTTGTTCTAATAAAGTTACTTCCTGCTGTTCCTGTATTCTTACTATCTTCAATTGTAAATGTACTTAAAGATGTGTTTGTAGATTGCACTCTATTATCACTATTTGTTTCTGTCATAATATGACTACCTGTCAAATCTTGAATGCTACCAATAGCAAATCCTAACATTTTCCAATCTTGCGGATAATAAGTTAATGTTCCATTCCAATCTTGATTACCATCTGCAAAAGTATCTACATTTCTATCAGTTGAACCCTGATATCTAATTTGAATAACATTCATGCTTGGTTCTAAAGAATGATCTTGAACATGCCCAATCCATTGTCTAGCTCCACTTGTCGTTGCATATGTTCCTGATTCATATTGAAAACAAGTTCTGTTTTGATCACTAAAAAATTTCATATTTTATATTTTATCCTCCTTTTCAATTTATTATTATTAGGAAGCGATATTCGCATACCTTTGATTTAATTCCATTTTCACCAGCTTCATCAACATTGACTGCTGACGTTAATGAAAAATCATGAAGATTAGATTCTGCTAACCCAGTTGTTACATCTAATTGATTTTGTCTTAAGTAATTATAAACTTGTTGCATTAATTCATCTCTTTCCTTAATATTTCTTGCCCAAATTCTTACTTCAACATCAATTGTAATAATAGTTCCTTCACTTGCCATTCCTAATCTTTGAGGTTGAATAATTCCTCTATCTGTAACAGTCAATATTGGATAAGTAACTGCATTTTGAGGATAACTAGTCATAACAAATTTCTGACTAGTTGGTCTAGAAGTTGAAAGTGGGTCTGTAATATTTGTTCTTAATTTATCTCGAATTAATATAATTGTATCACTAAGAAATGTACTGCTTGTTACTTCTGTTATTGTCATTGTTTTCCTCGCTTGGAATTGATATAATCTCGCTTGATTATATATTATTATATATCTCTTTATTTATAAATTATAAATTATAAATTATATAATAAACTATATACCACTTTTAATTACATTATTAACAAAATCTCTTACTTTCTTTTCATTTCTTGTTGCGGTATTTCTAAAATGACTTCTAGGACTAATTCTAGTAGTTCCATATTCCATATATTTAGCTTGTGGAACATTGGATTCTATTGTAGATGTTAATGGTGCATTTTGAACACTTTTTACACTATTAAGAAGTTGCCCAGTATCTACACTTCGTGGTTCTGCTTTATGACCAGCAATAGATTGTTTAACTTCCCCCTCTATAAAGAAACCAGCTTTCACAATTGCAGAATTTGCACTATTAAATGCATTTTTTGATGATTTTTTAATGAATGAATTTGCATTATTAATTCCAATAACTTTTACACTCACTGCCATTATGCTTCTCCTATTAATGAACCTGTTGTAAGTCTTCTAACAAATAATTTTTTTAATATATCAGTTTGATTCACACTCCAATCCATAAGTCCTTCACCTAATAAACGATATTCGTCACTAATCGGACTTCCTAATCCAATCTTTATTGTTCCATATGTTGGAGCTCTACCGTCAATATATAATTTTGTGTCGTTCATTAATATTTTTCCTTGTTCTAATAATACTGCATCATTACTTCCTCTTGTATTTGCTATTGGTAATATAACTCCAGATATCCAATAATCTGCACCTGATTGCGTTAATGTAATATCATCATCATAATAAGAACCTGCACCAAATCCAGTATTATAATATTTTATTCTACATTGTTGACCAAATTTTAATGCTTCTAAAACACCATTTTGAAAATCAGAAACTAATGTCATATTTGAATAATTGATATTATCCATCCTATAATTGCTATCAATGCTCCTCCAATTGCCATTATTAACTTTGTATGAATTTAACTGTTCCGTTAGTTGCTGTCGCTTGCTCATGGGTAGCATTTAATTTGCATTCTATCTGTTCCACTTTATCAAAAATCCTAATTAACATTTCTTTTTGTGTAAATCCTTCAGTCATTTTAATTCCAACATTGATAATAGGATGTTTTATGTCCTAAATCATTTAATTGATTTTTTGCTAAATTTTTATAACTAGTTGATGTTCCTTCTACCATTCCTTTTGCAATCGATAACTCACCAATCTTAACACTTTTTGTTCCCATTCCTTGTGCTTCCATTTGGCCAAGAACTTGTGCAATTGTTAAATTAATAATTGCTGGTTGATAAGCATCTGCAATAGAATTAATAGGAATATTAGTTCCAGTATAATTTTCTGCTTGGTAAACTGACATTTCTGCCAAGAATGGAAGAGTTCCGCTAATCCCAGTTGATATATTTTCTATTAAATTATAAACTATACTTCCAATTTCAGTTGTAGATAGAGCTACCATTTTATTTATTCGGAATAATTGAAGACATAAGCAACTGACTTAGGCGCTCCTAATCTATTTTAATTATTGCACCAGTTCCTCCATCATAAACACATAAGTTCGTGTCTGTATCAGTAATTGATGTATTAGCTGAACCATTTATTGAACTAATAGTTCCGTCGCTGGCAACATGAACTTCCATATATTCTCCGTCAGTCCATACTTTTAATAATCCAAATACTCCATCATCTAGTTCAACAGTTCCGTCGTCTGCTATAGCAGCTACACTTGAAGCTCTATATAAATAAGTATCAGTTGGACCCATTGCTTGAGTCTCATATCCAGCCACCGCAATTCCATCATCACTAACAGTAAGTCGAGGTACATCATTTGCATCTGAAATAACAAATGTTCCATTATCCCCAGTTCCTGCTGCAGCACCAAGTTCAATATTAACTGATCCACCATCATTATCTCCACTAACTGGATCAGTTCCAGCAAGTGTTAAATTAAGACCTAAAACTTGTGTTGAATTATAAGGTGCAATAGTCATGTCATAATCAACAGTAGAAACATCTATATCATAAGATGCGCTATTTGGTCTAAGTAATAATCCAAACATGTCTGCTGGTGAACTATTTTTTTCACCAGTTAAATCAAGCGAAGCTAATAATAAAGTCGCATCATCACCAGAATCTCCAACAATTCCAAAAGTTGCTCCGCCTAATAATCCAGCCGAAGTTACACCTGTTGAATTTGTTATACCTCTATAAGAAAAATTATATCCCCCATTTGTATACATTTCTAAGTCAATTCCGTGAACACTTGAATCAGAAATTGGATTTGTATCATCACCTTGATTAATAGTTAATACATTGTCTTGGATTATTTCAGATCCTTGATTCTCAAGTGTTAATACTCTTTGATTTTTAGGTTCTAAAGTAGTCCCGTCATCTTCCCATTCACTGGATTCAGATTCTGGTAAATCATAATGAGCCATTTATACACCTCTAGCTGTAACTATTGATGATACAACTACTGTTCCAGAAGTTCCTGTTGTTTTTACTCTAATAAAAGGACTATGAAAATCCCAGCTATAATCATCATTGACTACAGATCCAATATAATTTGATGAATCAAGAGTATTCCAATCAGTACCATTGAATGAATGTTCAATATCAATATCTACACTTCCTGCATTAGCACTAATCTCATGGAATACTGTTTTCCTAGTATACCATGAAGTGTCAATCGCACTTCCAGTGACATCAGATGAAACTGATCCCAAATTTACAATATTTAGTACATTTGCTTTCATTTATTTATTCCTCAAAATTTAAGTTCGTGAACCTATATTATACCAAGTACTTCCACCCTTTGCCATATAATACTTGCTGTTCGCTGTATCAATAGCAAGACCACTAGCTTCTGCTTCTAGCAATCCATTTGGATTTCCAGCTACATAGTTGATTGTTGGTCCTGTTGGTCCTGTTAATCCACCACGAAGTCCATCTACTTGTCCTAATACTAAGCTTCCTGTTGTTGAAACTGTCATTTTTTTCTCCTTTTTATTTTTTGTTTAATTTAATTAATTATGATAAACCCATTATGATAGCTGAAAATTTATCACTTGCATTTTCACCATAAATATATGCACTTCCTGTGCTTACGCTTCCTACATTCATCCATCCAGATGAAGTATTATTTGTAACTACAATAACTGGTATTTCTGTAAATCCTCCTCCGATCTCTAACCAATTACTAGAACCTGCACTTAACTCATCTTTGATTCCAATTAAATCTGCACCATATGTTGGTGGTCCACCATCAACAATTCCTAATGATGTAAGCTGTCCGTTATCATTATAAAACCCTTCATCAGAAAAAACACTTCCAGTTATATCTGCACTATTTGTTAAATGTAAATCTGCACCACTAATAGCTTTATCAACATAAAGATTTTGTATTGTTGAAGTTGCTCCCCATAATACATCACCACTTATATAAGTTGCATCTACTCTTGTTGCAACCATTGAGCCTATACTTAAATTTCCTGCTCCACTAATATTTCCACCACATTGAATTTCAGAATCAGCAACAATACTTCCGGTAATCCACATGTTTGCAGGCATATCTCCGACTTGATTTAACTCATCAAATCCCACTCCGTCAACTGTTGCGTTTGTGCTTACCATTTTATATATTATTATATATTTTCTTTATTTAAAAATATTATATTTTAAATTATATAATATTTTCAATATCCTTATTCGAAATAATTAAAGTTCTTCTGCTCTATTAAATTAAAAAAAATAAAAAAATAAAAAAATTAACAACCTTATGCGGTTGTTATAATTGCAATTGCGTTAGCTCTCAAATGTCTAATCTTAAGTCTTTGGGTTACTGATGCTGCCGACATATCATATACTGGCATTTCGAAATTTTCAATTGTGATTGGTCTTTTCTCTGCCATTACATAAGCGTGCATTCTAACTGTAACATACGCATACTTTGAATAAGTTGAACTTGGAGCTGCATTT